TTTTCTGCTGTTGTGTTAGTGCTTGAGTAACCACTTTCTGACGCACCAGCTGGCGAAATATTAAACATATTTAGGTTAAAAGCTATGGCCTGATTTATATATGCGTTTGCTATTTGCTCTGCTGCGTTAAACACGCTATCCGTTAATTGTGTGCTAAATCCTAGATTTTCAAGTGTTGTGCGAGTGTTTATATTAAAATTTAGCCTACCTAAACTATCTAATTGTAAATTTGATGTCCAAGGTAGGTCAGATTTTATTTTTTTTAGGTGTGCCTCTGCAAATTTTTGTAAATTTTGCATAACTGGATCGAGCGGCGTAAGTGTTTTTTTGCCAGCTCTGCCGTGTAGTGCGTCGTTAAATGTTTGTTCCATTTTATATCCGTATAATTGTTTGCCCACCCTTACGCCAGTAAGCGTGCCGTTGTAGTCAGTTTGTGCTATCGTTACGTCAGGGATGCCAAACCACCCACTAAACGTATCTTGCATAAACTCACCAAAACTCATAGGGCGATCGTAAAAGGCTGTATTGCCAACGACTGCATTTAAGTCACCACCAAAACCAAAATGATTATCAAGGCCTACTGCCAACTCAAAAACCTCAGTCACAAGGGCGTTAATTAAACTAGCCGCAGCAGCTACCCCTATTGGTGATATTGTAGTGCCAAGTGCCGAAAGTGTGTTTTGTATAGCTAGCGAGGTCATTGTGCTTTTCATGTTTTGATACATTGCCTCAGCTACATTCACGGCGTTAAAACGCCCGTTTACGATGCCGTCATATAGCATGCCTGCTAAAGCTTGCCCTACAACTCCGCCATACATTCTGCCGATATTTTCAACCAAATTTTCAGCGTAGCTATCATTTCTCATTTCAGCTAAAAACTCTTTTAGCCCTGTATAGTCACCTCTTTGTAAATTTGCAAAGCCGTTTCCGTCTATCCTGCCAAAGCGATTATCTCTATTTGAGCTTTTAGGTTTTGAAAAAGTGATGTTTGTCGCAGCATTTACGCCGTCAATTAGCATGTTTAGGCTAGTATCATAATCAGGCTGATTTATGGCTATTATCATCGGCATTAGCACGTATTCGGCAAAGTCCTCATTTAGCCCAATTATTGCACCGCTTAGATTGCCGGCTTGTGCTATAAAAAAACTTCTCAGATCAGGGCTTGGCAGGTTAAAAGCAGAGTAGCCAAGACTACCTGCTTGATAAAAATCAAACTGACCACCAGCCATAAATTCATAGTCATCGCCAGTGTCAGAGTTTGTTAAATTTAGTATTTCGCTTAAGCCGATCATTTCTTTGTCATCGTGAAGTTTTTGTTTTCATCGATCGTTATATCGTTTTTAATTAGCGCATGCACCATATTGAACAAATACTTTGTCATATCAGACGGCACTACCATACCACCAGCTTGGTTTTCTGCTATGAAGTTGCCAAGCACTGACATTGACTTGATTATTCTATTGTCTATTACTTGTCTATCTACCGCTCGCTGTTGGCTTTCTGCTAGTGCTTGTTCTTTTGCAAGTTTTGCTATTTGGGCACGCAAGAGATTGTTTTGCTCTTTTAAATTTTCTAGCTTATCCGCTGCTTGTGCCTCTAGTTCATTATTTTTTAGTTTCGTATTTCTAGTTTGCTCTTTTATGCCCTCAATGTTTGCATCCATTGCGGCTGCTTGCTTTTCAAGGTTTTTGAGTGATAGCTCAAAGCTCAAATCTTGCTGTGTTAGCTCCAGCCCAGTTTGCATCGCCGTAATAGTAAATTGCGTTGTGATTAGTGGCAGCATTTGAGAAAGCACGTTTATCCTGTGTTGGTTTGGTATTTCGTATTTCTCAAAACAATCATCAAGATACTTTAGTGTTTCTTGATATGGCGTGTCTGCTCCGATGCTTAGTTTTAATAGCTCTTTCGTTCTTTCCAAATATGCGTTTTTAAAGTCCATTGTCTCTTCTCTCCAGTCTAGTTACTTTTATTTTTTGCAGATCAAGATCATTGCGTAGGTTGCTAACGGCACTTTTTAAGCCGTTTGTTTCTATCTGGCTAATTCTTGATGAAAAGCCATTTATCACGTTATTTAGATCGTTTGTAAAACTTTTTAGCGATCTAGTTTCGCTCTCTAGGTTATTAATTTTAGAAGTAATTGTTTGCAGTTGTGTTTTTATTTCGTCAATCTCTGCTCCAAAATTTCGTTCAGCCATTACACTCTCCTTGCTCTATTTTCCCAGCCTCGCTCATATATGCCAAGTCGTGGATTTTTTCTTATTAGGTTTCTATAATATGCTATTTCTGCCCTATCAAAATCAACATCGAAGGCTTGTTCGTTATAGTTGTTTAGAGCCCTTAGCGTTTCTTGCCCCATTATGCCGTCGCATTGTAGCCCCAGCATATCCTGAAGCACACGTACGGCACTTTTTGTGCCAACATTGACCGCAAAACAAAAAAGCTCATTTGTTTTTATTTGGCTATCTACACTATCTAAATTTAGGGCGTCCCAATAATTGGTCTTATAAAAACTAGCCACTAAATTTACAAGCGCACTATCGTTATATAAAGCAACGCTAGCTTTTTTAAGATCGCCGTATGCGTTGATAGCTGTTTTTATTTGTTTCCACCCACCCCAGCTTGGATTTGCTACTTCGTAAATACCCATAAAAGTTAGCCCATTTTCTGTTGGGTTTTTATGTAGGGCATTTTCAGGACGGCTAAATTCTAAGCTCATTAAAAGATTAAAAGCTTGTGTGTAGTTCATTTTTCATCTCCTATATCGTCATAATCACGAGGTGGTCTTGGTGTATAGTCATAGTTGCTATCGCCAAAGTTATCTATCTTTTTGTCTATGGCTTTATCTATCATCGTAGTCACCCACTCTGCCCCTCGCCAAGCAAAAAAGCCGCCTATGGCAAGTGAAAACTTTGGTGCTTGCGTGAAATAAAGTGCAGCTTCATACGCCAGCCAGCAAACAAACATAGAGCTAAGCGTGCCTATCAGAGCATTAAGCGCCCTGTGCAGTCTGCTCCTGCCACCTTTGCCACCATTTGCCAAATTTAAAAGTCCGCCAAAGACGCCTACTATGATGACCCAAAAATAAAAACCTATCTCCTCTATCAAGCTGTCCACTTCCCCCGCCTTTACATCGTGACGAGCATCATCACGATTATTGAAAGTATTATCTCTACGATCGCTTTTTTGCTTAGCCAAAATTTCCTAGCTTTGATGACTAGCTCACTCATCTATACACCTTTTTAATAGAATTTCCACCTGACGATAATAAACCGCCAAAGCTCTTGCGCTTTGCAGATCCTTTTTGTCAAATTTCGGTTTTTCAGGCATCTTTGCTTGGCACCTGACCGGGATATATACATCTTGATATTGTATGCGAGTGATTACTTCAGGTTTGGCCGCACAACCTATGAAAAACATAGCTAAGAGCAAAAATACTAAAATTTTCATCTGCCAAGCTCCTCGAATAAGCTTTCATAATACGCCAGCTTCTGTTCGCACCTTGTGTCTTTGACCGGCACTTTGATTTTTTGAAATTTAGTTATCACGCGCTCTTTGACTTCTTGCTCGTCTGGGGGTTTGATCTGCATGTTTTTGATACGTTCGTTCTGCAGATCGATTTTTGAGTTGCACTCATTGAGATTTGACACTGAAATTTGCAGGTTCGCTTCTTTGATAACAAGTTGTGTGTTCGCCTCTTTGAGTTCGGTCTTTGCTTGTTCTATATCGCTTTTTAATTTCCAAATTTCAACACCAAAAGACGTAAGCACTCCAAGAAGTGCGGCGATGATGACTAGCCAAATTTTGTTACCAATCAAAAAATTCAACATCTCATGCTCCATATCTAAATTTATGATAGATCCTACAAGCTGTATAAAATATCCATACTTTAAGCTTGCTGCAGCCAAGTTCGCTCATCATCTCTTTTAGATATTTATCAGCTATTTTATACCTAGCGCCTATTGTTATATCCTGCCAAGGTTTAGGCAGATTGAAAAAGAATATTTCCTCTGCTTCTGTGAAGTTAGTAGGGTCAGCTAATTTGCAAAGCCAGTCATGCACCAAGGTCGCCGAAAGATATTCAGGTGAATTTGGTGGGAATATGCTCCAAAAGATACGAGGCACATTTGCTCCATTTGTCTTAAAGCCTATTGGTACGATGATGTCTTTATATTGATACTCCTGCACCAGTTCGAATTTATCCTTTGAAAAAGGTTTTAATATCGGTCGTCTTATTTCCATTTGATAGCCTCCAGCTCGCTCACATTTTTTGCATTGCTTATCGCGTTTTCATACTGCCATTTGATAGCGTGAAGCTGTATACCTCTAGTCTCTATGGCTAGTTTGATTTTTTTGAGTTGTTCTAAATTTAGCTTTTTCATACTATTGTCATACATACGAAAATCTATCTCGTTTAGGCCGTTCGCCTCTACGTAGTTTATGAGAGCTTCGGCGTTTAGCAAATAGTTATAGCCTGTATCTATTTCGCCCACTCCCTCGACCTTGATATGATTTTTCTCGAGTGTGTTTTCGATATAGTTTTTTAGCTCATCTTGTTTGATCTTTTTAGCTCTATCAAGATCGATGTCTTTTATTTCATAACTTATCTCATAAGCCTGTTTTGTTTCTTTGATGACTTCCTTGACCTCTTGCATCTGCGTTACGTTGCTTGGATATTCTGCTTGTTTGATAGGCTTAAAGCCATTTCTTAGTAGCTCATCAGGACTTAGGAACTCTACGTAAAATGTTCCTTTTTCATTTTGGATGTAAGAGACGTTTTCTATTTGTTTTGCTAAGGTGTTATATAGTTGCATTGTTTCCTCCTTTTTAAATTTCTGCCATAAAGTCCTTAGTTATGTGCTTTGGAAATAAAACTTCATTATTCTTGCTCCTTACACTGATAGGTTATGTGTATCGAATAAGACTTTGAAGCGCTAGTTGTCCCTGTGCCTACCCAGATAGTATCAATTATGCTAGTATCCTCTAGTGATTTGTTCCGACCCTGAAGTCCATAACTTGTAGGGTTAGCAGGCATGCCAAGCGTTACAGGTAAAGTTTTTTTCTTAAAAGGAGAGGTAGCAGTATTGTTCTTATAGGAAGTACTTAATGTTACTGAAACAAGCTCTATATCCTTTTGCGTTGCTGGAAACGTTGAAGGAGTTATTGAAAATGTTTTAAAATTAGGGATAGTCCTAGAAATCATAGCTTCCCCAGAAGCTAACAAAATCGTCTTTGTTTTTAATACCCATTCACTACCCCCACTCATCATCAAGCTTTTCATCAGGCTCTCCCCATGATGATATTCTCACCATCAAGGACAAAGTAAGAAAATGTCTCATTAGCTGTCAATGAGCTTGGCACATTCCTAAACTTTATCTTGGCATCGTAGCCTGTGATGTTCGTAGCATTGGTAACTCTTATGATGCCTACTTGGCCTACTTGAGGATTATTTAGCACAAGGGCTGCCTTTGCATTCATATCAAGTAGGAAGTTATCGCCTTGAGACAGGTCTATACTAGTGCCTGTAACTGATGTGATTTTAGAGGTGTTCGCATGATTTCGTTCGTAAAATTCATCAGGTAGCGATCCGCCTAGTTTTTTACTATCCTCAGCATTAGGGTTTGGATCTCCCTTGTCTCCCTTTGGTCCTTGAACTCCTTGTATTCCTTGCGGACCTCTTTCTCCTGCGTCACCCTTTGCTCCAGGCACTCCTTGAAGTCCTTGAGGTCCTATAGCACCGGCAGGCCCGGTTTCTCCACGTTCGCCTTTTGGGCCTTGAGCTCCTTGCTCTCCGGCAGGTCCTCTTTCTCCTTGTAATCCCTGCGGACCAGTATCGCCTTTCTCGCCTTTTCCGAATGCGATAGGAGCCGACCAGTCGCCACTAGTATCTGAAATTTTGAAATAAAGTAGTCCTTTGCTCATATCTAAAAAGCTGAACCCCTTTTCTTTGCCGGCGTATTTGGCTAGATCGCTTGATACACCTACGGTATTCACTGCAAAGCTATCGCCTCTGTCGCCTTTTTGCCCGCTCTCGCCTTTATCTCCCTTTGGTCCCACAGGCCCGCGCTCTCCTTGCTCGCCCTTTTCGCCTCGATCACCTTTGGCTTCGACTTTACTCAAAAGCTCACTTTTTAAGGCGTCGAGGTTATTTACGAATTTATCGAAGGTGTCGTATTTGGTGTCGAAGGCTGATTTTATACCCTTTAATTCCTCTAAATTTAGCCTCGTTATCGCTGCTTCGAGCTCTTTTAAATTTTCGAGCAATACTTTTAAGGCTTCAAGCTTTTCAGCCCCCATTTTCAACTCATAAAGATTTGTCATGATACCCGCTCTTTTCTATCGTTTGTTTGACTTGCTTAAACTTTTGCGTCAGCTCTTTGAAAAGCTTAAGCAAATCGATTTTTGAAATTTCTTTGGCGTTTTTCAGCGCTTCGTTAAATCCCTCTAAATCCACTCTTTTTCTCTCCCGTCGTTTGCATTGTATTGAGCTATGAGTTCTATCGCCAAGTCCCTATAAAATGGATCTTTATTCAGTAAAAATATCACTTCGTTTATGACGGCATATGTCAAAGTCTCATCTATCATCAAATGTTCGTTCTTGTCTGAAAAATTTGGTTTATCTGGATAGCATATAAAAAAGCCGTTTTCGATATTACGATATACTTTTTCACTATCTGCCTCACCCCTGATTAGCTCGCTTGGCACACATTTAGAGGCGACATATAGCATCGCCTCTAAAAATAACTCGCTTAAAATTTCGTTTTCAGGTAGCTTTAGTCCGGATTTGGACTTTAACTCTAAAATTTCCTTAGCGCGCGTGCAAAGCATCTTATGCCTTTAATCCTACGCCGATCGCAAATGCAGCAGGGTTGCGAATTTCTAGGCAACACTCGGTGTAGTAGCGTTTTTGTTTTGCTGTTTTTGACGTCGGTACATCTTCGATCTCAGTCGGCAAAAATAGCCCATTTTTAGCAAACTCGAAGTCGCCCGCAATGAGTGTATCGGCAAGGCCATATTTTGCAC